GGGCTATTCGGAACGCCAGATACACCGCCTGAAGTACGAAGCATGGGACGCTTTTTCACTGGTGATGGAAAAAGATGGCAGTCAATGTCAGTAAATGTCAGTGGATGTCACACAGGAAACGTGGTATGGTGCAGGTGTGTAAAAAGAACAGGAAAAATCTTTTTCATTTTTACTCCTTCTGGGGGCGCAGGAAACTGCGTCCTTTTTTGTTCCTCCCGGCGTGGATAGTGATTGCAACACGAAAGCGGTGAGCCTTGACCGTTTCCACGCTGTTTTCAAGGCGCACGGAAAGGCGGTGTGTATGGAAGTGGTATATCTTCCACTGTCTGCGGTTGCTCCGTATGAAGGGAACGCAAGGAAACATCAGGACGAAGATGTTTCAGCGATAGTGGAAAGCATAAAAGAATTTGGTTTCAATGATCCGATCGGCATATGGTCGGACAGGAACGTCATTGTGGAAGGACATGGGCGTTACCTTGCGGCGCAGGAACTTGGAATGAAGGAAGTTCCAACTATACGGCTGGATCATCTGACAGATGAACAACGCAGGGCGTATGCGTTAGCACACAACAGGACTGCCGAGTTGTCCGAGTGGGATGAAACCGCTCTTGAACTTGAACTTGCTGACATTCCTGAGTTTGACATGGCTTTATTCGGATTTACCGAAAAACCGCATCCGCAGGATTATGATGGTCTATTCAAGGACGCAGAAACGAAAGAAAAGAAGCCAAAGGAATATATCTGTCCGCATTGCGGCGCAACGGTGGAGGGATAAAGATGAAGCTGAACATTGAAATGATACCAGTTGAAAACCTGACACCGTATGAGAAGAACGCACGAAAGCATCAGGAAAAAGATGTGGATGCGATTGCAGACAGCATAAAGGCGTTTGGGTTTAATGATCCTGTCGGCGTATGGGGCAAAAACAACATTGTTGTTGAGGGTCACGGGAGATTGATGGCGGCAAAGCAGATCGGCATGAAGGAAGTCCCGTGCATCCGGCTTGATGAACTGACCGATGCGCAGAGAAGGGCTTACGCACTTGCCCATAATAAGACCGCAGAACTGTCCGGGTGGGATTATAACTTGCTGGACAGCGAATTGGAAAAGATTGCGGACATTGACATGATGCCGTTCGGGTTTACCAATACTGGCGAAGCCGACATGGACGCATTTTTCAACGAAGAAGAACCCACAAAAGAACCAAAGAAAATACAATGCCCTGAATGTGGAGAATGGTTTGAAGTATGATTTTATATCTTGCAGGGGGTATTTCAGGGAACATGCATCCTGCATGGAAAGCCACCAAAGAAGCTACGCTTGAAGGTTTTGTGGGGGGGCTGAAAAGTGAAAATTTTTGGCAGGGGGGGAGCGTAGGCACTGGCTTCATGCTTCGCCCATAAAAGAAAACGAGGAACAAAATGCGTCTTTTTGGCAGGGGTCGCACCGTGGAGAAGTGAGGGGGGGTACGACCCAATAATTAAAACTCACAGACCGTATATTCTGGAGTCTTTTTATTATGCTGATGCGGATACAGAAAGGCTGTTGCCTGTGTTTGGCGACTTCCTTCTGGACTCCGGGGCTTTCACATTCATGTGCAGTGCCAAGACACATCTGGTGTGGGAAGACTACATTGAAAGATATGCGGATTTTGTAAAGCGCAACAAGATCAAGAAATATTTTGAACTCGACATTGACTCTGTAGTCGGCTACAAGAAAGTCCTTGAATATAGGCAGATACTTGAACGCTTGGTTGGGTGGCAATGCATTCCAGTATGGCATAAAAACAGGGGTATGGATGAATTCAAAAGAACCTGTGATGAATATCCATACACAGCAATTGGTGGGATCGTTTCAAAGGAAATCAAACCGCCGCAGTATGCTGCTTTCCCGGCAATGATTAAAGAAGCCCATAAAAGGAACTGTAAACTGCATGGGCTTGGCTTCACTGCCTTGGATTGGTTGCCGAAATGTCATTTTGACAGCGTGGACAGTACCGCATGGACAACCGGGAACAGATTCGGGTTCATATATCACTTTGATGGCAGGACGATGCGAAAGGTGCAATGCCCAAAAGGGCAAAGGCTTTCAGATGCAAGACGGGTTGCGCTTATCAATTACACAGAATGGGTTAAGTTTCAGAAATACGCTGAAACACATTTGTAGAGGTAAACATGAAAAGAATTGTACTGTTATCTGGCGGTCTGGATTCGTCAACGTGTTTGGGGCTTGCGCTTCAGGACGGTGACACGGAGGTTCAGGCTGTCAGCGTTTTTTATGGTCAAAGACATGACCGTGAAATGGAGTCGGCAAGAGCCGTGGCGAAGTATTACGGGGTTGAACTTTCGGAGATAGACCTGTCTATGGTGTTTGCAAAAAGCAATTGCTCGTTGCTCCAGCATTCCACCGAAAACATTGAACATGGATCGTACGCAGAACAGCTTGAAGGTAAAGAGGTTGCTTCAACCTATGTGCCGTTCAGGAATGGGCTTATGCTGTCGGCGGTTGCGTCTATTGCACTGAGTGCAGGCGCACAGCAAGTATGGTATGGAGCGCACGCAGATGATGCGGCAGGGAATGCATATCCAGACTGTTCCGTGGAGTTCGTTAACAAGATGAACGAAGCCATTGAAGAAGGAACGGCAAACAAGGTTCATTTGGTTGCTCCGTTCGTGGAACAGACAAAGGCAGACATTGTTCGCCTTGGGCTTGCCATTGGCGTTCCGTATGAACTCACATGGTCATGCTACGAAGGCGGCGAAAAGCCCTGCGGTAAATGCGGAACGTGCATTGATAGGGCAAAGGCATTTGAAAAGAATGGAGTGAAAGACCCGGCATTATGAATAAGTTACCAAACACGCAGAGGATTACAAGCATAACAATGAATCCGAAAGCGTACGCAATATGCGATATCGGCGGCGATATGTATTGCTCCGACCTGACGATTTATTTTACTCCGCATGATTGCTACCCGGATTATATGGAGGTTGCAGACTGGATCGCAAAGAATATTGATGGCAAACGGCTGAATATCGAGGACGTGGTCGAGAAGGTTTATAACTTCCTGATGGAAGAATACAAGCCGCTGGAACTTGAGGTTGTCAATAACATAATGGGATGCAGGACACACTTTGATGTGACTGTCAGTAAAAAATAAAGAGTGGTATGCAATAACCCACTATAAAAAACTACGAAAGGAAAATTGAATATGAATAGCTTACTAATCCTGCTTGAGGTTGTGGTTCTGTTTTCTATGCTTCTGTTCTGCAAGAGAGCATTCGGGAAGAGCGGCGTGATTGCATGGGTCGGAATGGCAACCATACTTGCAAATGTGATCACGGCAAAGAACGCTAATGTTTTCGGATTAAGTACGGCGATCGGAACGGTTATGTTCGCATCCACGTTTCTTGCGACAGATATTCTTTCGGAGTGCTATTCGAAAGAGGATGCAAAGAAAGCAGTATACATTGGATTGTTTTCAGATGTTCTTCTGATCGTATCCACACAGATTGCTCTGCGTTACATTCCGAGCCAATTTGATTATGCACAAGGGGCAATGGAAACCCTGTTCGCAATGAACCTGAGGATAAGCCTTGCAAGCGCAGTGATGTATTTCGTTTCCAATATGGCAGACGTGTATCTCTTTAACGCCATAAAGGAAAAGACCAAAGGGAAAAATCTATGGCTGCGGAATAATGTTTCAACGATCCTGTGCAACTGTCTGGAGAACTTCGGTTTTATCGGCATTGCGTTCTGGGGGATTTACAACCCACATGAAATACTGGTGATTGCGGCAAGTACAAGCATTGTAGAACTTATCGTTGCGGTGATGGACACACCTTTCGTTTATATCGCAAGAAGGATAAGCGACCCGGCAAAGGAATGATCACATGGCAGGGAGACCTTGCAAGTATGAGACGCACGTTGAACCGTATCTGGAGGACATAAAGGAATACTGCACATACATGACTGAGGAACAGATTGCCAAGACTCTTGGCGTATCTGTAGCGGCGTGGTGCAAGTATAAGTTACAATATAAAGAATTAGTAGATGCCCTTAAAAAAGGCAGGGCTGATCTGGTGAAGCAGTTGAGAAGTACGCTGATACAAAAGGCAAAGGGGTTCAAGTACGAAGAACGAAAGACTGTCGTGGAAAAAGGGCAGGTCGTTCGGGAAGAAATATACCAACGGTCTGCCTTGCCTGACGTTGCCGCTTTGAATTTGCTTCTCAAGAACTACGATGCAGACAACTGGGCGAATGACCCACAAGCATTGAAGCTACGGGAGAAGGAACTGGAACTGCGCAAGGAACAGATGGAGGACAAGGATTGGTAACGCTGGACAACTTCTATCAATCAGACGAATGGCGCAGGCTTCGTGAGATAGTCATTAACGAACGAACAAAGCCGGACGGGTTCGTGTACGATGAAGTGACCGGGCAACCTATCCTGAAGCCGTATGATATTATCCTGCATCACAAGGTATACTTAACGCCTGATAACGTCAACGATGCATCGATAGCTTTGAACCCTGATAACCTTCAGATAGTAAGTCATAAGACCCACAACAAAATCCATGAGAAGTTTGGCT